TTTGCAACCGCCTCATCTGTATTAAGAGGTGAGGAGTCTTCAGGGATAATAGAATTAATTGTTGTGTACTCTTTACCTGTACCCGATTTAGTTAGGGTTAAGAACAAGGTTAAATCACGTCCATTTTCAGGATTACTGATGTCACCTTTCTTTTGGAAGATTGGGAAGATTTTATCTAAGATACCATCTTGTTTTGCGTTGTGCTTAAATCTCCAAAATTTGGGACCATCTTGTTCGTGGTCACGGTCGATAACTTTAACAATATAGAATTTACGTGAACGATATTGACGAGCTAATTCACGGTCAGAGTCAACACCAGTCATCTCTAAACCTTCTTTAACTTCGTTCAATGGTGAACGTTTTCCTTCTTGTTTTGGGTCAAAAAGTTTTACCCATTTTCCACCTACTTGAATTTCGTGGAAATACACCTCTTTAAATGGTGAGGAACCATCTTGGGTAGGAAGAATACGAATTCTTCTCTCTTCACCCTTAGAACCTTTAAGAAGTACAGTTGTGAAGTATTTCTTCATTCTGTCTTCTTGGTTAAATTTGTTTGCATTGCCACTTGTGGCGTTTTTGCTTTTCTCGTACTGTGCTAGTACTGCATCAAATGTTGACATAATTTTTAAATTTTAATTATAAATTCAGTTATAAAAAAAGATACATAAAAAAACCCGAATTATAAAATCCAGGTTAAATTATTTTTAAAATATTTTTAATTTGTTACGTTGCGGTAGGACTCGGTGACGGAGTACCACTTGGTGTAGGACTTGCCGTTGGTGCTGGTGTACTGCTTGGAGTTGGCGCCGGAGTACTACTTGGTGTAGGACTTGCCGTTGGTGCTGGTGTACTACTTGGAGTTGCGGTAGGATTATTAGTTTCAGTCGGGTTAGGTGTTGGATTTGGAGTATTGGTTGGTGTGGATGTTGGATATGCTGTTGATGTAGGCGTTGCAGTTGGTATTGGTAATCCCCATGATATTGTATAATCGTCGGAAGTACCCATTGAACTGTTTTTAGCTTGTACTTTGTATCCATATGTACTTCTTAATACATTGGCCATACTGTCATCCATATATTGATTTGGAACCACTATATAATAACGACCGTGTGCTGTTGCACCCGTAACTAATTCATTTATGTATGATAAACTAGTTCTTGTTTGTGTTGAACCTGTTGTTGCGAATGAACCTGAAATCATTTTTCTTAATTATTTTATTCTAAAGTTAATAAATAACTTAATTTATTTAATTCACCTAACATTTCGTCACGAATATTCAATAAATCAGTATCTGTAGGGTCTAATTCCATTTGTACGAATGCACTCCTAACAGTTGTGATTAATCCTTTCATATCTATATCTGATAAGTTATTTAATTGTATTGTTTTGGTTTCATCATCTAATGTGAATCTTCCATATTTTCCCATTGAAGCTTCAATAAAGGTATCAATTAAACCATCCAAAACTTCGTAAAATCCTCCAAAAGCATTGTGTCTAGCAAAACCTTTTGTTTGCCAATGATTAATTCTCATCTGCATTTGTAATCCCAATAAAAAATTTACATTAGTAGCGATATTCATCTTGTTGGTTTTCAGGATTAAATGAAGTTTTTACAGTATCGGCTGAATAATCTTGTACGTCTTGTTTTGTTAATACATATTCATTTTTACCACTTTGTCTCATTTCACCTTGTTTTGCGGCGAAGAATTGTTGTGGGTTTTGATTGAACGGATAAGAATCCAATGAACGCATTTCAAGTCTTTCTTGAGCGGTTGGTTCTTTCATGTTTTGTATTTTAGTACCCAACTCGTCAATTTTTGCAATCACTGAATCCATGCTAGATAATTTTTGTTCCAAATCACCTAACTTACTGAAAACAGAATCCATTTGTCCAATCACATTACTGTTGTCATTTTTATTGTCATCAATATCCTTTTTAATACTTTTAGTCATATTAACTAAATCTGTAATATCAATTTCTTCAGCGTCTCCACCCATATCCCCATCTAAATCATCAGTTGGTGGTGGTGGTACCGATGCATCATCAGCCGGAGGAGTCGTGGTATCATCCATTGGAGGTAATGCTGAGTCGTCAGCCGGTGGCATTGCAGCATCATCTGTTGGTGGTGCTGGAGGTGCATCCTGTTCCATAATCATTTTCTTAGCATATTTGTTAATTGCTCTGTGACGATTAAGTTCTTCTAATAATTTTTGTTCTAACATAGCTTTAGTCTTGTAATAATTGTCTACCATCATTTGTGATGTACCTTTTATTTATTCTTTCAACGATTCCGTCTTTTTCTCTAATTGTGTAACATTCTCCTGTTACTAAATCACATTCTTCTCTCTCCATTCCATCGTCAGATACGGTCTTAACTTGTTTTGGATTTAAGAATTGATTAATACTGTTGTTCATTTTATTGTTCTCCATATTATTAATGTTATAAGTATAAATATCCCAATATTGTTATTATTTCTTTTTTATTCGGAAATAAAGGACTCCACCTGGAAAAACTTTTAAATCATCCATCAGTTTCTTGGATAATCCGATACCATAACCTATAACATTTGGTCCTATATTAATTGGACCTTGGAATGTTGATTGGTCATATTTTACCACATCGTTCTCTAATACTTGGTTTACATAGTGGTCTAATGTTATTTCATCGCTAGGTTTTTCAGGATTTAAAAACACCGTTTGGGTCTGATTAGAAAGTAATAATTTAGCAGGTGTAGATGACGGTATAAATTTGGTTGAGTAGTATTTCTGACCATTATCCTTAATTCCCGACCATTTAATATGTTTTAAAGTTCCTTCTAAATTAACGATTGACATAGTTGTGTCAGCCGGTATTGGGTATTTTTCACTTCCCATTTCAATTGCAACCGCCCTATACCATTCTTTATTTCCAAATTTAACCTTTTGGATATATTTTTCATTTTCTGCTCCATTGTATGGGATACCAAATTCATCAACGTTTGATTCTTTTATTAATTCCTCTCCATTGATTTTTTTCTCACCTTTATCAATTACGAAACTTCCTTGTGCAGTGATTACAATTTCACTTGTTGTGGTGCTTTTGTTTAATTCGTTTATCTTAACCACCGCTTTATTCATGATTTTATCAAACAGGGTTCTATAACTTGATACGAACGAATCTTTAGGGTCGGGTAACGATATTGATGGAAGTCTAGTTCCTTTAAAAGTCGTTTCGATACCTGTACCTCTAATTTGATGACTCACCTCAGTAATCCAATATGAACCCTTAAACATTGGTATATTTTTTAAATAAAAGAACATTGTTGGTTGTATCATTACATTACCCATACATGTTACCTCACAACTATATGACGCTTGTCTATAGTAATCAAATAAACCAATGTCTACATTATATGTTCCTGCTCCCGATTCAGATCTTGCTAAGTTTTCTAAAACCACAAATGATTCTGATGTGTTTTTAAGTGTTGCTTGGTCCAATTGTATACTCTTAAAGATACTTTGGTTTTGGTCACCAACACTAACTTCAAACGCAACCACTTTATTTGATTTCGATAAATTCTCAGTATTGAATACATCGGGCGTTGTAATAATTAATGAATTATTATTTACGTTACCGATATTAAAACTATCATCTTGGAATTTATATTTTTCTCCCATGTCCGCCGGTCGTTTAGAAACGGGTCCGTCGACATATTGTACCACAATTTTTGGTGCGGACTCTTGGTAATCAACTTCTAAGAATGTTCCAAATAAATTTTTTGCAACAGTTTTAGATGGTGTAATTTTGGTTTTATTTGAAAAGTTGGTTCCATAGAAATTAACATAAGCCGGTAGGGCTCTCATGTCAAATCCTGTTCCCGCAATCAATGCTCCTAACGCTCCATATAAATTTAGTTTTCCATTCTTTTCATCGGTGATGTCAATTAATTTATCTAAATTCAAGAAAACCTTATCTCCAATATCTCTATTGGCTTTATCTAAAAATAAAAACTCCTCTAATAATGTTCTTTGCCCAATAGAATTACCCGCAACCCATTTGTCATTAAATGATTTAAAGTGATTATATATCTCAAGTTTTAATAATTCGTTATTATAACCATTATCTAATTTTATTCCTCCGACCCTTTGTTTTGTTTTTAAATAATCAAACAACGGTATTAATTTTTGTAAAAAATCAGTTTGTCTCTTTTTTGAACCATCGTTACCATCAAATATTGATAATCTTAAAAATGATTTAAAATCATTCGATGTTGGGGTAAATCCAGTGTTTGCGGTGTATCCACTATTTGCCCATCCCGCATAAAGTTGAATGATTGGTCTGAATTGTAAAATGTTTTCGGGTTTAAATTCAACATCATTAACAATAAAGAATTGTTCGTAAAATGAAAGTCCTGTGATTGGGTCAGATAAGACCTTTTCAACATCAGTTAATTTGTTTGGACCTAAATAAAGATTTAAATAATCTCTATTAATATCTCCTTGATTACCTAATGATTCGTTAATATAATAACGATTATAACTAAATGTGTTATCTGTACTAATTTCACAAAAACCGTCCAAAACATGTGGATTAATTTCTTTTGGATTACCAAGTGTTACCTTTAATAAAGAATCATTTACCAATAAATCATTACTTACTTGTTTTAATTTTTCAACTTGTCTTTCTTTAATACTTTTAATAACCTCTGTAATTGGTAGAGAGTCGTCTCCTGCCTTTTTTTCAACCGTTAGAATACTTTCTAATAAATCTTGAAATTTATAATATTTTACCTTATCGAATGTTTTATATGGTAACTCCTCCACTAATCTCTCACTTGCAAAATTTAAAAATATATTTTCAAATTCATCTAATAAAATTGGACTGAAAGTTGCAATTAAATCTAATACTTTTTTATAGTTTCCTGTTTCGTATGTGTTACCCGTTGTTGAGAAATATTCTTCATACGATGGTAACGTCACACCACTGTAGTCGTTATTAATTGTATCGTCAGACCAAATAACTCTAAAATTTAATTGTTCTTCAGTTGCAATATTATTTCCTGTTATATCTGCTGATCCAGCAATTGTACCTAAAACTCTTGCGGTCTCCTTGTTGAACGTTTCAACTTTCTTACCACTATATATATTTCCACCATCACATGGTAATATTGTGTATGTTGAATCCGAACCGTTTCCTGCAAATTGTGAGTTATCAACAAATTGAGTTACAAAATTAGTTTTGTTAAAAATATTTCTTTTACTTATTCTAATAACTTTTTCATCAATACTATCTTGAAATGCGGTTGTACCCCCGCTAACAACATAGTGGTTAGTTCCTTTTACAATTTGGTGATATAACGCGTCATAAAATGGATGTACCCCCACACTGTCACTGTAATTTATAGTCACAGGTGATGACGATTCATCAGTATATGTAAATGTGGTTATCGGTGTTGAGGTTTCTCCGGACACACCAAAAAATAATTGAGTGTCAATTGGTGTAGTTGCTCCACTTAAAATATCATTAAAACCAATATTTTCGACGTTAATATATGTTTTATATCTGTGATATATGGAACCCCATTTTAATATTAAATAATATGGAATAAAGTGTGTTGCTCCAACTTCTCTAAACATGGTAGACATTCTTGTCTTATTACCATTAAATTCAATTTCATCATTTAAGTCTTTAAATGGTAACGAGTTTAAAAGTAGGTAAGCGGATGTTGCAAATTTACCATATGGACTACTCTTAATGAAATCATCATGTAGTTGTTTATGAAAATAAGGTGTGTTTAAAATACTTGTTGATGTCTCCGTTTTACTATTTGATATTTTAAAATATTGACCAAATAAGTTTTCGGTATATATACTCTTAACCCATGCCTTTCCATCAATTGGTGAACAT